GGGAATACTAGTCCTTCTGTTGAACCTTATCGTGCCAACGCTTATCGGCAAGATACTCTTTCGGGTTCTTACTTAAACAAAAATAAATGGCTCGATAACATCTTAAAGGAGAAATTAACAGATGAACAAGCTTACGCTGATGCTTGGTCTAGCATTATTGCCAATGATGGTAGTTGTCAGCATCTCGATATACTCTCTGATGCAGAGCGTGACGTTTTCAAAACCTCTATGGAAATCGATCAGAGATGGGTTATTGAATTGGCTGCTGACCGTCAAACATATATTGACCAAGCGCAATCGTTAAATTTATTTTTCAGGCCCGATGCACACATTAAATACATTCATGCAATTCACTTTATGGCCTGGAAAAAAGGATTAAAAACGTTATACTACTGCCGTTCTGAAAAGATTGGTAAGGCAGATAAAGTATCCAAGAAAATAGAAAGACAAGTTATCAAAGAACTTGATATGGAACAAATTGCTCAAGGTAATGATTGTATAGCTTGCGAAGGATAAAATGTATCAAATATATAATGATGTTTTGAATAATGATGAAGCAAAATTCTGTTATGAATTATTAAGAAATGGTTCAAAATGGAGTTTTGCAGGAGACAGTTTTGGTGAAGGATTTACTTTTTGGTATTATGATTTAAACGATAATGAATTTTTTAATAAAACGTTTTTGAATAAAATTGAAAATTTAACAAATAAAAAATTCAAATTAGAAAGAGTCTATGCAAATGGTCAAACATTTGGTCTTTCTGGAAATTTACATATAGATGATGATGTTGAAAATACATATACATTTTTATATTATGTAAATCCGGTTTGGGATATTCAATGGGGTGGCGCAACAGTATTTTATAAAAATGATAATGAATATACCACATTTATTCCAAAACCAAATGCAGGTTTATTATTTGAAAGTAATATATTACATGCAGGATTAGAACCAACAAGACATTACAGAGATTTAAGAATTACGGTTGCATTTAAATTGATTCACATAAAAGGGTAGAAATGATAAAAAAAATAGAATCAAATTTGACGGATGAAAGAAGTTATTTTAAGCCTTTCAATTATCCTTGGGCTTATGATGCTTGGCTTAAGCATGAACAATCTCATTGGTTACACACAGAAGTTCCAATGTTAGAGGATGTTAAGGATTGGAAAAAGAAACTAACAAAAGAAGAAAAACAATTTTTAACACATATCTTTAGATTTTTTACACAAGGTGATATTGACGTTGCTGGTGGATATGTAAAAAACTATTTGCCTTATTTTCCACAACCAGAAATACGTATGATGTTGTTGGGCTTTGCTGCTCGTGAAGCGTTGCACGTTGCTGCATATTCTCATTTAATTGAAACTCTTGGTTTACCAGAAACCACATATAATGAGTTTATGGAATATAACGAAATGAAAGAGAAGCATGATTACATTATGGACATTTCTAGTAAAAACACCACAAAAGAAAATACTGCAACTCATATTGCTGTATTCTCAGCATTTACCGAAGGTATGCAGTTGTTTAGCTCTTTTATTATGTTACTTAATTTTCCACGACATGGTAAATTGAAAGGTATGGGACAGATTGTTACATGGTCTATTGTTGATGAAACACAACATACAGAAAACATGATTAAATTGTTTAGGTCATATATCGAAGAAAATCGTGAAATATGGAATGATGAATTAAAAGGCAGACTTTATACTATTGCTGAAAAAATGGTTGAACTAGAAGATAAGTTTATTGATTTAGCATTTAAGATGGGTGCTATGGAAGATTTGTCGGCTGAAGATGTTAAAAAATATATTCGTTATATTGCTGACCGTAGATTGATTTCTCTTGGACTCAAAGGTCAGTTTAAAGTAAAAAGAAACCCTTTACCTTGGGTTGAGGAAATGATTAACGCACCAACACACACAAATTTCTTTGAGAATAGAGCAACCGATTATGCAAAAGGTGCTTTATCTGGAGATTGGAGTGATGTGTGGGCTCATTAAAAGGATCAGATGTATTTAATTTTATTAACATTGGTGATGACTCACATTACCATATTATGCGTTACAATTTTTTTACATAGAACACAAGCACACAGATCATTAACATTAAATCCTGTACTCAGTCATTTTATGAGATTTTGGTTATGGTTAACTACAGGTATGGTCACTAAAGAATGGGTTGCAATTCATCGTAAACACCATAGATCCACCGACCAAGAAGGTGATCCACATTCTCCTATAGTTTTTGGTATATGGAAAGTTTTATTTGGTGGTGCTTTTCTTTATGCTTCAGCTTCAAAAGATAAGATAATGATTGATTCTTATGGTAAAGGTACACCCGATGATTGGATTGAAAAAAATCTTTATACTAAACATAGCAAAATAGGATTTATTTCATTACTCATTATCGAAACTTATTTGTTTCATGGTTGGGGCATTATTATGTGGCTGGTTCAAATGATGTGGATTCCTTTTTGGGCTGCAGGAGTTGTCAATGGTGTTGGCCATTGGTTTGGTTATCGAAATACAGAAACAAAAGATAACTCTAAAAATATTATACCAATAGGATTTATTATTGGTGGCGAAGAATTACATAATAATCATCATAATAATCCAGCGTCAGCAAAATTATCAGAAAAGTGGTTTGAATTTGATATTGGCTGGTTTTGGATTAAATTATTGAGTTATGTTAAAATAATAAAAATAAAGGAATAGTATGACAGAGAAAAGCTTATCAGGAGAATGTTTAAGTTGCGAATCAACTTACAGCATACAATTTATGAATGAAATGGTTTCGCAAGACCTTCCAGAGCATTGCCCATTTTGTGGAGAAATCATCGAAGAATTATCCGAGGACTATATAGAGGATGATGAAGATGATTTGGACACAGGCGAATGGGACTAAACTGGCAATATGATGGCAAAGATTTTACGGAAGACTTGATTGATAATAATTACGGGTTCGTGTATCTGATAACTAATCAGACGAATGGTAAAAAATACATAGGCAAGAAATTTTTCTATTCTGCCAAAACCAAACAAGTCAAAGGTAAGAAAAAACGGTATAAATCATCATCAAATTGGCAAACTTATTATGGAAGTAGTGCCGAACTGACTAAAGATGTGTTACAATGGGGCCAAGATAATTTTAAACGTGAAATATTACATCTTTGCCAATCTAAAGGTGATTGTGGTTATCTAGAAGCAAAAGAACAATTTGTTCGTGGCGCTTTAGAATCAGATAACTATTATAACACTTGGATTATGGTAAGAGTGAGAAAATCACACCTGAAAGGCTCAAATGTTAGATTTTCTAAAAGTACTTAAAAGTAATAAAGTAGATACAATTTTCTTTTTACCTGGCGATAGTAAAAATTCAATTGATATTCAAACCTCAGAATATGCTGAACCGGGTGAAATTATTGAATCTTCAAGTTTAGGTGAAAAGTGGCATATTATATTGTTTCATTGTGATGAAAAGGGTGAGTTAATTAATCCTGATAAATTTGAAGCTATTTTATCCGATCCTTTAGAATATATTTCAGGATTAATTCCACAAGATTGGTTTGGTATTCTTGCAAAGAAAACTACAACATCATCATGTTTTGTAGAAGAAATGTTTGCCAAACTTAATGAAGGTGTAGTATAATATAATTTTGAAACTATTGAAAGTTTGTTATGATTCTTATTGATTTAAATCAAGTGTTACTCTCTGGCCTAATGGCTCAAATTTCAGCACAAAAAAATACTAAGTTGGAAGAAAACCTTATTCGACACATGGTGTTGAATATTATCCGAACACACGTTAAAAATTTTAAAAATGAATATGGTGAAGTAATACTATGTTGTGATAATCGTAAATATTGGCGTAAAGAAATATTTCCTTTTTATAAAGCTGGTAGAAAAAAGACCAGAGAAAAATCGGATTTAGATTGGCATTTAATTTTTGAAATACTTGCCAAATTCAAATTAGAACTTAAAGAAAACTTTCCATATAAAGTAATTGATGTTGAAGGTGCCGAGGCGGATGATATTATTGGCACATTAGTACCAATACATGCTCCGCATGAAAAGATTTTAATTTTATCTAGTGACGGAGATTTTTTGCAATTGCAACAATGTGGCATTAATGTTAAACAATATAATCCTGCGTTAAAGAAGTATATTATCTCGGAGAATCCAGTTATGGAATTGAAAGAGAAAATTATTCGTGGAGATAAAGGTGACGGTATACCTAACATCTTTTCACCTGCAGATTGTTTTGTCCGTGACTTCCGTCAAAAACCTATTACTCAAAAAGTTTTAGAAAAATTGTTGTCTGAAAGTTATTTGGAACAAGATGAGACTATTAAAGCCAATTTTATGCGTAACGCAACATTAATTGACCTCTCTTTTATTCCACCAGAAATTAAAGATAAAATCATAAATACATATAACGAAACAAAACCGGCATCTCGCCAAAATTTATTGAACTATTTTATAGAACATAAATTAAAAAATTTAATGGATGTAATTGAGGAATTTTAATGAAAAACGTTTACGAAATTTTAGATGAATTTGAGTTAGCAACAAATAAACAAGAGAGAATGAAAGTAATCGAAAAGAATTTATCACAAACATTAGTTGATGTTTTAAGATTAACTTTCCATCCTGATTTTAGATGGAAAGTTAAAGAATTTCCAGAAAATTATAAACCTGCAATGGACACTTTGCCAGGTAATTCACCGGTACAACTTTCAACAGAAATACGTAAAATGTATTTGTGGCAAGAAGGTAATCCTACGGCTGAAAAATTAACTCCAAGAAAACAACAAGAATTACTAATACAATTACTTGAATCATTAGAACCACGAGAAGCAGAAGTTATCGCTGGTATCTTTAGAAAAGATTTAGGTGTGAAAGGCCTTGATTATAAGTTTGTTAAAGAAGCTTTTCCACAACTACTACCTTAAATGCACCCAAAAGATAAAGTAATTATTACTTCCGGAATATTTGATCCATTAACAATAGAAGAATTACATTATCTTAAAAGGTGTAAAGAGAAAGGTGACTGGTTAGTTGTTGGAGTACATAGTGATTATTATATGCAATGGTCACAAGGCGGTTTTGTTCAAAACTATAGTACTCGCCGTGAAATATTATTATCATTAAAAATTATTGACGAAATATTTACATTTGATGATATGGACGGAACAGTATGTCAATTACTAAAATTGGTTAAGATTTGTTATTCTGATGCCGAAATAATTTATATTTCACCAGAAGATATGTTTAATAAACCAGAATCAAAAATACGTGGTATAACTTTTGAAACAATGAAATAGGAGAAGTAAGTGTCAAAATTTGTAGGCAAGTTTCGTAAAAATAAAGATTATAATGACGATTATAATTTTATGCATAAAAGAAAACATCGTGATGAACATTCTGAGGTTAAAAAAATTAAAAAAAGAACTTTAGAAGAATTTGAAACTGAATATAAGTTTGCCAAAAAAACATTGATTAATTAGTAAAAAAGTAGCATAAGTAAGTATGCTGCCGTTTAAGATAAAAATGAGGTATAATATGAGTCTGTGGCAAGATTTTTGTGGTCATAATGGAAAAATGATGAGTAAGTGGGTATGGTATTTGCCCATATATGAAAAACATTTTGAAAAGTATAGAAATAGTAATATTACCTTCTTAGAGATTGGTGTTGCTCAAGGAGGTTCAATGCAGATGTGGAGGAGATATTTTGGTCCTTCAGTAAAAATCATTGGTATTGATATTAATCCTGATTGTAAAAGACACCAAACACCAGGAACATTTATTCGTATTGGTGACCAAAGCGATTCAGGATTTCTACAATCCATAATTGATGAATTTGGTGTTCCGGATATTATATTAGATGATGGTTCACATCAACAACACCACGTACAAAAAACATTTGATTTCTTTTATCCTCTAATGCCTAAAAATGGCATCTACATGGTTGAAGATTTAGCTTGTTCTTATTGGGAAGAATATAACGGTGGTCTTGGTAAAGAAACTTTTTTAGATTTTACCAAAACTTGCGTTGATAAAATTAATGCTCGACATTCCAGAGGTATACATGAACCTGACCATATCTCCAATCAAACTTCTTGTATTAGCATATATGATAGTTTAGTTTGCTTTGAAAGAGGAGAATTATGGTGGAATCCAGTATTAGACCCTCCTAGAGTAAAATGGTAACAGTTGTTTGCATACAACACACATATTGACATTTGAATAAAACTAATTTATAATGGAACTTCTTTGATAGGAGTTTCATTATGATGATATACGGTTATATTCCAAAATCTAAACCAAAAAAATTGACTAAAGCTCAACAAGAGCAGCAATATGCTTTCACAAAAGCTATTAATCAAATTGCTGGAAAAAGTTTTTCTCGCAATTCTTCAAAAAATACTAAAACTTTAGTAACAAAAAACACTCCGTATCGTAGAGAAACGCCAAAATACGAATCCTTGAACACCGGATTTATTCCTTGCACAAAATCTGTTGAAGGAAACACATATACCGGCGAAAAAATGAAAGGAGTTGCTACAATGCACAAATCCAACGCTGTTCCGGTGTTTACCGACAACGAAGCAAAAGAAATTTCGAGCATGAGGAGATAAAAATGTTACATAGACAAGAGGAAAAGCAAATTTTGAGCGGAATTGACAGTATCATGTTCAATTTACGTCATATTCCTATTGATGATGTCGCTTATTTTTTAGTAAAATTCAATCCGAAACTGGCGGATGAGTTGGCAACGTCAATTTCCCAGCAAATTTTTGATAAAAATGAAGGATTTAAGCATGAATGAAGAAAATATATACATTTGGTTAGAAGATATGCGAGAAGATGCGCCTTGGAAACTTGTGGATGAAGCACTCCGCAAAATGGCAGTATTATCCGGACACGAAAAGGATCAAAATATGTACCAAAAAATGAAAGAAATGTACGAATAATGCGTTTGTTGTATAGAAACAACAGCTTACTTGACACCGACCGTGGTTGTGTTATACTATTATTTTACTTGATTAGGACTATATTATGAACAGAAACGCATTACAATTTATTGAAGCTTGTGAAAAAATATTCGGTAGTGAAAGTATCATTACTAGAGATGGTATTGCTGAAGTGGTATCAGAATCCGGAGCACCTTATCCTTATTGGTTGACTACAAAATCTGAATATCGTTATGGTAGAGGACAATATAAAGTACCACCATCTGGTAAAAACATCAAAAAAGAACAGGCTACTCCGGTTGTTGCGGCTCAACAGGCTGAAGAAATGGAAGTAGCATATCACAATGTGGTGCAATTGCGTCAACCAAAATTGATTGAGGATAATGAACCGGCTGTTCCTGCAAAATATCCTGATTATGTTCCTTTTGGTTTTTTCAAAGATTTGCGTAACATTATTAAATCTGAAATGTTTTATCCAGTATTTGTAACTGGTCTATCTGGTAACGGCAAAACATTGATGGTTGAACAAGTATGTGCTGAATTAAATCGTGAATGTGTCCGTGTAAATATCTCTATTGAAACTGATGAGTCCGATTTACTTGGTGGTTATCAGTTGATTAATGGTAATACCGTGTATAAAGACGGTCCAGTTATTATTGCTATGAAACGAGGTGCAATTTGTTTGATTGACGAAGTTGACCGTGGTTCAAATAAATTGATGTGCTTACAAGGCATACTTGAAGGTAAACCTTACTTCAATAAGAAAACTGGTGAAATGGTTTATCCTGCTGAAGGTTTCAATGTAGTTGCTACTGCTAATACTAAAGGTCGTGGTAGTGATGAAGGTAAATATCTCTCACAAATTCTTGATGATGCTTTCTTAGAAAGATTTCCAATTACTGTTGAACAGGAATATCCTGATTCTAAAACAGAACGTAAAATTCTTTCACCATTAATTAATGATGTTGATTTTGTAAACTGTTTGGTTCAATGGGCTGAAGTTGTCCGTCAATCATTTGATAACGGTGCTACTGATGAAATTATCTCTACTCGCCGTCTGGTACATATTGCTAAGGCATATAAAATCTTTGG